CGGTCCAATAACGGTTTTGAATCCGGCACCTCTGCTGAACCCATTGTTGTCACCGAGGCCGGTAACGTAACCAGTTCCTACGCAACCTCTACCGCTACCACGGGCGACGTCCGGCTGAACTACAGCCGCCTGACGATCAACTCGACTGGTTCCGGTGAGACTGCCCGCTTTCTTACCCGCGTAACGGCCGCAAACGCTGCTACAGGAGGCACCGTCAATGGCGCTCATATTTCCCTGTCTGTTAACTCTGGCGGCACTATCTCTGGCGCTGGTAACGCTCTGCGCGTCACACTGGGCGCCGCTGCTGGCGTCAACCCTGGTGGCACGACCGCGGTAATCCAGGCTGATTCCGACTTCAATGCCACGGCCACCGTACCGACTAACTGCTCGTTTATCCGTGTGACAAACAGCAACACCGGCACGATTGGCAACCTGTTCAACCTGCCCAACGCTATGGTTGAGGCAGATGTTGATACCGCCGGCACCACGCACAAGATCAAATTCATTAATGCGTCTGGCACGGTGTACTACCTGATGGCCACCACGGTAGCGCCCTAATGGCAATAACCCGTGAATATCTACAGGCGGAATTGCAGAACATGATTCAGCAACGCGCTCAGGGCCATGAACTGGCCATCGCGGCGCAGGGGGCTATTGATGTTCTGCAGGCACTGCTTGTAAAACTTGAACAGGAACAATCAACCGAACAGGAGTCCGAAAATGGGACAGTTTAAGCCGATGGTCAAAATGATGACCACAGAGCCAACCGTTGAGTTGAAACTCAAAAAGGGTGGCAAGGTAGAGAAGAAGATGCAAATGGGCGGTACGCCTGCTGGCGCCCCCGCTATGACGATGTCGCCCCCTCCAGGTGGTGGTATGGGTATGCCTCCCCCGGGAATGGCTCCAATGCCTGGTCGTGGCCCCAAGAAGCCCGGCATGTTTGCTCGCCGTCGTGCGATGGGTCAAATGGGTGGCGCTCCTGGTGCTGGTCCGGTTGGTGGTGGCGATGTCATGATGGAAGCGATGCAGGCTGCTCAAACCGCTGGTATGGGCGGCGCACCCATGAAGAAGGGCGGCAAGGCTGACTCCATGAAGGCGCTCAAGGAACACGCCGGCAAGCCCGCTAGCAAGGCTCACAAGGGCCTGAAGACTGGTGGAGTGGTGATGGGTCAAGGCGGCTATAAGGCCGGCGGCATCATCAAGACAACGGCCAAAAAGACTACCAAAATGGACACCGCCCACCCCGATCACGATCAGGGCCCCACGGGCGGCGTAAAACTTGGTAACGCTGGCGGCTACAAGAAGGGCGGCATGGCCAAGGGCAAGAACTGCTACGCCACGGGCGGTGTGGTCATGGGCCAGGGCGGCTACAAAGAAGGCGGTGATGTAAAAAAGCCAAAGGCTACGGGAAAAAATGCTAGCGGCTCTCCCGTAGCGATGCCTCAAGGCCGCAAACCTGCCCCCAAGGCTGTTGCCATCAACGAGTTGGCCGGCACCTATAAAAAGGGTGGCCCGGTCATGACGCCTGCTCAGAAGCGTCTGGACGAGAAGTTCCAGAAAGAAAACGCTCCTGCGATGAAGGCGGCCAAGAAGATGAGCAACGAGAAGTACGGCCCTAAAATGGCTTCTGGTGGCCCCTTAAAAGGCGCGATTTCTGAGTTTGAGAAGAAACTTTTGAAAGAATCTCAAAAGTCCGGTCGAAAGGGCGCAATCTCTGATTACGAGAAAAAACTCTTTGAAGACGCTTCCAAGTTCGATAAGGCCGCGCAAACAATGGGTGATAAGGCAGTAACAGAAACCGAACGTTCTATCACCGTGGCGCCTGGTATGAAGCATGGCGGCAAGGCGAAGAAGATGGCCGGTGGTGGCTCTTGCTAAATAAGGTGGGGGCTTAGGCCCCCGCTTTTCTGGAGGACTTTATGTCAACGACGATTTCTTCGATTACCCGGCAAGGTGCCTTTGAGCCATTTGGCCTGCAAGTTTCCCGCGGTCAGATCCAAGGGCACTCAAACGTTATTGTGTTCGGGTACAACGCCGATGTAGACACTAGCGAGGAGTCCGTTTGGCCGACTGACGGCACCGTACCTCACCCTAGCGCCGAATCTGTCCTGAAGATCAGTTCCGGTAGCACAGATGATGCTGCTGCTGGCACAGGCGCACGCACGGTCTTTATTGAGGGTTTGGATGGTGACTACAACGTGGTCAGCGAAACCGTAACTCTTAATGGCCAGACAGCAGTAAACACTACGAATTCATACCTGTATGTGAACAGGTTTACGGTGCTTACGGCAGGTTCTGGTGGCAAAAACGCTGGAATTATTTACGCGGGCACAGGCAACGTCACGACGGGCGTACCTGCGGTAATTTATGACCTGATTGCCGCTGGATATAACAACCGAACGACCGGTCACTATTGCGTGCCTGCTGGTTTTACAGGCTATATGGTAGAAGGAATATTTTCTGCTGGGGCGTCAAGTGGTAACACGTCTGTAACCGGGTTTTTAAAACAACAAGGACCAGACGGCATCTTGCGTGTTGGTTCGGTGACAACCGTTAACAACAGCGCGGCGGTCTATATGTTTGACCCTCCGTACACGATCCCAGAGAAGAACAGCGTGAGCGCTTACGCAATAGGTTCTTCAAACAACAACTCGGTGTCTTCTTACTTCAACATTGTTTTGATTAAGAACAGCGGAGAGTAACGATGCCGGCAAAGACTCAGGCTCAGTTCCGGCTGATGAAGGCCGCGGAGAATAACCCCAAGTTTGCAAAAAAGGTGGGGATTAAACCGAGCGTGGCCAAGGAGTACACTGAGTCGAATGTTGGCAAAAAGTCGTACGCAAACCTGCCGGAAAGTTCAGTAACCAATTCTTTGAAAAAAGAGGGTTTCTACGATTCTTCCAAAAGCAAATCTGAGCGGCAGAGCATCGTTAAAAAAGTCACAACTAAGCCTCAGCGAGTTAAAATCGTTGAAGAAGTTTTGTCCGACAAGAAGATGAAAGACGGCGGCCCCTCGCTAGCCATAGGACGCGGTGAGAAACTTTCCGCGGAGCAGGGGGCTGGATTAACGGCCAAAGGCCGGGCGAAGTACAACCGAGAGACGGGTTCCAACCTCAAGGCTCCACAACCCCAGGGAGGCAAGCGGCGCGATTCGTTCTGCGCCCGGATGGGTCCAGTCGCTGAAAAAAGCGAGAAAGGAAGTAGAGCGAGGGCTTCAATGAAGCGCTGGAACTGTCCGGGATGGTGATATGGCCTACTCTGGAACCATAGGAACAACGGTCATCAATGTGCAGACATTGGTTGACCACGGGGCAAGACGGTGCGGGAAGTTCGCTGAGGAATTGACCTCCGAGCAGGTACTGTCCGCACGGCAGTCTCTCTTCTATCTGCTCTCGAACCTGATCAACATCGGGATTCAATACTGGGCGATCAACAAAGAAGTGATTGGCCTGCAGCCCAATAAGTACGTCTACGAACTACCGCTAGGGGCAAACGACACCTTAAACGTGCTGTATCGCACGATGAACCGCCCCTCGGGCAACTATGCGACAAGTGCAGGCGGGAATGTGGCCAACGCGTTTGATAGCAACACCGATACGATCTGCACGCAGAACGCTCCCAACGGCAACCTGTCGGTCAATTACGGGGCAGACAACCCTGTTTACATCGGGTCGATCGGCGTGCTTCCTGGGGTCTCTGGCACGTTCAACGTGGTCTTTGAATACTCCAACGACGGCAGCACCTGGACGACGCTCTACGACCCCGGTGAGACCGTTTGGGTGGATGATCAGTGGCTCTGGTACGACATCAAGACCGGTGCAACGGCTCAGTATTACCGGATGCGCGAGACCGGTGGAAATACGCTTTCGGTGCGGGAACTGTACTTCGGGAACAACAGCAATGAGATCCCGATGGCCCGCCTAAACCGTGACGATTACACCAATCTGCCGAACAAAAACTTCACGGCAAACCAGCCATATCAGTTTTGGTTTGATCGCACCGTTCCCAGGCCCTCAATTTACATCTGGCCGGTGCCTTCTGACCCGTTTGTGCAGATGACCGTCTGGTACTCGCGCCAGGTTATGGACGTGGGAGCCCTTGCAGGCGAGATTGAGATCCCCCAGCGCTGGTTTTTGGCCATTCAGTCGATGCTGGCTCACCAGATGAGCCTGGAACTGCCGAATGTGGACTTAAATCGCGTGGTTTACCTCGAAAAACAGGCCGACAAGTACCTTCTGCAGGCCGAGATGGAAGAGCGCGACCGTGGTCCGATATACCTTGCACCTGGAATTCAGGTCTACACGAGGTAGCCATGGCCCTTTTCCTCGACACCCGGGGCTATTCAGATCTAGCGATCGCTATCTGCGACCGCTGCAAGATGAAGAGGCCACACGCAGTCATGCAAAACGACCCGAATTTTCCGGGTTTGCGTGTCTGCGACCAGGGGTGCGCGGATCAGTTCGACCCATACCGGTTGCCAGCGCGGAAGACCGAAAGAATTACGATCAGATTCCCCCGTCCGGACGCTAATATCGCGGTAGACGACAACAATCTGATCACCACTGGAGACAACGAGTTTGTGATCTCCACCCAAGAAAACGATGATGATCCCAGCAACAACGGGAATTTAACCGGCATAGAGGTGTAGCGTGGCGAATGTAACCATTACTCAACTGCCTGCAGCAGGTCCGATTACCGGTACAGAGTCTGTGCCCATCGTCCAGAACGGGCAGACGGTACAGACGACCACAGCGGCTATTGCAGCATCTCCTAGCCAATTCCAGACCTTCCTGACGCTTAATAACGAGCCCACGCTGGCCAACAGTCGGTATCTGTCGACCGGTACGGGCCTTGGCTTGTCCGACGGCGGCGCTCAGTCTGACCTTGAAATTATCCTCAATGGCGCCTCCGGCAGCCTCGAAGCGGCCGGTAATGGCGTGATTGTGAAGACCGGCAGCACGACGGTGACCGCCAGGACCATCAGCACGTCCGGGGCGGGCCTGACGATCTCCAACGGTAATGGCGTATCAGGAAACCCCACGATCGCCTTAGACGGCCTTGCAGCCAGCCTAGCGAACATGGGCGGGACCGGTGTCCTGGGAGTCGTCGGTGGTGCTTCCATCACCTCGTTTGTGATCACAGGAACATCCAATGAGATTACTGTGGCAAATGGTGCGGGGCCAGGAAACCCGACGATTTCTATCACAACGAACCCGATTCTTCCTGGTACTGGTGCGGTAACCATTCCCAAAGGAACGACCGCGCAGCGTCCTGGTGGCGTAGATGGGATGATCCGGTTTAACACCGAGACGAGTGCTTACGAGACGTTTGATACGACCGGTGGATGGTCTACGCTCCCTTCTGGAGCAGTGACACAGATCAATACCGGTACGGGTTTGACCGGCGGACCAATAACCACAAGCGGCACGATTTCGATTGCCAACACGACCGTAGCAGCGGGAACTTATGGCGCAGCGGGGGCGGTTGGACGCTTTACGGTCAATGCCCAGGGTCAATTGACCAACGCGCAGTCAATACCCATTGCAATCAATCCCAATCAAATTAATGCTGGAACTTTACCGATTGATGTGATTGTTCCGTTAGCGCAATCATCAAACAATCTTGAGGGCGGTTTGGTCGGTGAAATACCCGTGCAGACCGCACCAGATACGACCTCATTTATCGCGGCCCCAACGGTAGCAAATACATACCTAGAGTGGGATGGTGCTGCTTTTGTGTGGAGTACCAACCCGCTTGGTACCGTGACATCTGTTGATGTGAGCGGTGCATTAACTGGGCTTACCTTTACCGGCGGACCAATCACGACGTCTGGCGTTATCACAATGGACGGTGTTTTAACCTCCATTCATGGTGGCACGGGGTTTAATAGTTACACCAACGGTCAGTTGTTGATTGGTAGCAGCACCAGCGGAAATCTTGCACGCGCAACGCTTACTGGTACTACCAATAGACTTTTAGTCACCGATGGCGATGGGTCTATTACCCTCAATGTGGACGCAACTAGCACAAATACAGCAGACAAAATTGTTGCCCGCGACGCGTCTGGAAACTTTTCGGCAGGAACCATTACCGCGAATCTGACCGGTACGGCCTCAACCGCGACTAATCTTGCAGGCGGAGCAGCGGGATCAATTCCCTACCAAACGGGTGCTGGTGCTACATCAATGCTTGCTGCAGGCTCTGGCGTTCTCGTAGGGGGTACGACACCGTCGTATACCCTTACACCTTCCGGTTTGACATCTGTAACAGTCACGCAGAATCCAACTAATGCCCTAGATCTAACCACCAAACAGTACGTCGATGGTCTGGTCGTGTCTGGCGTGCATTTTCATGCGCCGGTAAAAGTAGAGTCGCCAATTAATCTTAATGCCACATATAACAACGGAGTTTCTGGGGTAGGAGCGACGCTTACAAACGCTGGCACCCAAGCGGCACTTGTTATTGATGGCGTTACCTTAAGTCTGAACGATCGAGTTCTTATTTACACACAGACGAATCAGACCCAGAACGGTATTTACGAAGTTACCGATGTTGGTTCGATTTCCACCAACTGGGTGCTAACGCGAACCACTGATGCCGACACATACGGACTAGCGAGTCCCACGACTTTGGGTGAGGGTTCGGCAGTATTCGTATTACAAGGTGATACTGGTGCGGGTGAACTTTATGTGTGCAATACCGCCGGCACCATTACTTTTGGCACCACAAATATTACGTTTGTGCAGATTGCCTCTAGCCAGATCTATAGCGCAGGCACTGGACTTACCCTTACCGGTACGCAGTTTTCTGTTAGCACCAATGGAATTACAGACTCGCTTATTCGGCAGTCTGCTGGCCTGTCTGTTATCGGAAGATCTGCAAACAGCACCGGCAACGTCGCAGACATTGTGGCCGCATCTGATTATCAGATCTTGC